GGACAACCCAGAAGCTTGTGCTTTAACTTTGTGTCTTACCTTTGCTTTCAGTTCCTATTATAGTATTAATCGTGAAAGTAAGAGACCAACTCATACTGTAGTGTCCAAAGCACTATTGACTTGTTCACTCATATGGGGCATGGTTGCTGCTAGTTTTGCTTATCACAAATCTACTGATAGCTCAAAATTTATTTCACTCGTAAGCAATCTTAATTTCTTACAAAACAAATCCGAAGTAGTATCTACTGAAGATGATGTTGCAGAACCCCAAGGTTTTGAGGATCATAAAGATTACTTCGTTGAAACTCTTGTTTTGGCTACATCCATGATGGTTGGTAGCACTGCTAAGCAACCAGTGACTGTTTTTTTTAAAGACATCATAAGAGTCAATAGAAATCAAAAAGAAACATTAGGAGAAATTCTACTAAATGCTTCTTCACTTCTATCAACTTTTCTTGAAAAAACTACCAATCTAAGTACTCTCACAGAGTATTTTGAAGTTAGCAAGTTTAAAGATGATAGAGTTAATACTCTGATTGAAAGAGCTAAAGATTTCATATCCAGCGCTAATGCTGGATTGATTTATTATGAAACTTTTAAAGATATTGTTTATCTTGAATTAGTTGCTGATATCAAGAAACTACTCAAAGATCTCGATAATAGATCTTATGATCATAAAGCCCTAACTTCTTGTTTGACAGATTTGGAAAAATTGTCAGTCTCTCTCAAAACTTTTGAAAAAAGTCTTAGTGCTGACAGAATTGAGCCTGTTGGGGTACTCTTGATGGGCGCTCCTGGATGCATGAAGACTGCACTCTTGGATAGGATTTCCCACTTGTTTGCTAAATACACTATTCCTGAAATGTGGACTAAAGATTATAATGAAAATCCTTCTAGATATATTTTTTCAGCACCAACTGATAAATTTCATGATGGTTATTCATATAAGTCTTGGGTGTATATATTAGATGATTTGTTTCAAAGAAGAGAAGCTGTAGCTGATACTGAAGCTGATTCACTTAAAATAATTAAGCTTATTAATCCAGCCCCTTACCTTTTGCAGATGGCTAACGTCAATGAAAAAAATACTAAATTTTTCCGTTCTGCTATGGTAGCCGGAACTACTAATCTTACATCTGAAAATTTTGACTCGGCGCTTCAAGCTATACAGAAACCGCAGGCTGTTGCTAGGCGCTTTCATTTTACTATAAAAGTTTCTATCAATGATAAATACCATTTTGAACAGGAAACCATCAAAGAAAGCTTGCCTATGATGGAACTGGTCTCCGATACCGGTGAGACTTATAACACTAGTAGTATCCCTGATGACTATTGGATACTAAATGTAACTATATGGGAAGGTAATAAAAAGACCGACCTCGGAGTTGTTCTTTTTGAAGATTTAATTGTTATGATGGTTGAAAGATATCAAAAGCATGTCAAGAACTTTTATGTTAATAAAGTTACAACTGAAATATCATACAATAGTTTGGTAAGTAAGTTGGATAATAAGATTAAAGGAGCTAATAAATATGGATCATGGTTTGGATCAGATTCTATATCTAAGCCTTTTATCAATTCTTGTTTTCCTGCTATTCCTCAAAGTTTTGAAAATGATATAATTATGGAAAAAATAAATCATTTAGAAGAGCCTGAGAGTATTTATGAAGATGCCGAAGAAAATTATGATGAAATGTTTCTTAGTTACTTAACTACTATTCTAAAAGGAGCTCGTTTCAGTGATGAACTTGTTAGTAAGTATAAGAGAGATTTTTCTCTTAATCCAAAGAGAGTAGCTAACCCTGACTTCATTAATGGATATTTGTTTGAGCACAATAACAATTCGCGACGTAACTATAAAGATTACACAATATTTTCTAAGAACAATCAGTTTGATTATAAACCAGAAGATTTGGAAATTAAAGAGTACGTTGATGGAATCCTATTATATAGAGCTCATATAAGAGAACTACATACTTTATGGAATTTGTATTCCGAACGAAGGATTACAGCTAAGGATCTGCAAAGTTGGCACAAATGCTTCTCTGTGGGTCATCCTTCTAGTAGACGTCTTGACTATGAAG